GGGCAAACGTGTCACCCCATGCACGGATCACTTGCTGCATGCTCCGAGTGCTGTGCTGGGCATTAAAATCATCAAAGTCATAACAAAATGGCACACCGTCTTTGAACTTTGATATGACGTCTCGCACATACGACTCATTCGCCTTAGAGCCAACTGGAAAGTAGGCTGGCAGAGTATCTTCACAATCAGACATAGCGAAATCTGCGTGGAGAAAAGAAGTGACGTCGCACCCGTATAGTGCTCTGACTTTGCCCCATTCATATTTCGTACTGGTTGATGCATAAATTTGTGGGCGCCGCGAATGCCAGTAGTCATACTCTCCGTGAGTATTGGCAGCAAACCACGCCGCTTTGACGCGTGCATCTTGCGGTAAGGACTTCTTCAGTAGCATGTCCTCATTATACTGACTCACGACGGACCCTACTGGCATGTGTGACCAGCGTAGCTCCCAGTACTCACGCCAACTCTGCCTACGCTGCTTAGCTCCTGCAGCAGCAGCGTCTTGAAATATACGCCTAGATATTTCGTACACTTTGCGAGGATCAATTGGTACCGTTTTGGGCCTAGTACGATGTTCAATCTCCTTATCCCAGTCCACACTGTCGTACACCCTATTCCTGAGAACGGTGAGTTCAAACACCGCAGCCAGATCATCTCTGAACAGTGTCTGCAGTTGCTTTGCTGCTGCACTTTCCGCTTTTAGTGTGCTCATATACCAGGCCTCATCCGGGGCACTCGCAGCTATAGTGGCCAAGTGTTTGACTGCAAACAGAGGCGCCACAGCCACGTATACCAAGTGAGTTATAATAGAAACCCTATTCTGTATACCCAGCTTCCCAGAGTACTTGTACAACATCATAGCCACCGACCGTCTGTAATTGGCCTCATAACTCTGGGAATGCCACCTATGCTCGTACGCCTCTCGCAGTTCGCGCCTGGTTATGTACATGTGGTGGTCCTGAGTTATTTTGGATACCGGAAAGTCTTTAGTAGATTCTATCATCTGTAACACTTCACCTAGGCCACATACCGGGGGCGTCAGTTCGACCGGTTGCGAGTAGAAATCACGATGATTCCAAGAGTCTAGCCCTGCCCGGAAGTTACCCGCTAGGGCGGCACCGCACACAGCCATTATTGCGGGGGTGTATATACTGACTAGTCGCAAGTCGTAGTAGGCAATGAGATTGTTGCCAGCTCTTATTCCTATCAGGTGACCACATTCCTTTAAGAATTCAACCCAG